GGCTGTGGCGGTGCAAACGACGTAAAGAGTGCGAGTGAGCCGCTTGCTGTATCTCAGGCTTTCGGGCAGAAAAGCGTATGGGTGCAGTACAACAAGAATGACGCAATAGAGAAAGACGGAGAAATTGACCGCATTCTTGTCTTTGACGGAAACGGCAACGTCACCGCATACCAATGCGACGGAGCGACATTCGCAGACTTGAACGGTAAGTCTGACGATGAAATCGTTGAGATGGCAAAGGAGCAAGACAAGAAGGTATTCGACACAGAACGTCAGGACGCCCTCGACAGTACAGCTCCGGCTATTGAGCGCATTCAAAGCGCCTACGATGCTCTGAAAGATGAGTACGACAGCGGCACGTACACGTCCGGGCTTGGCGGAAGCGCACTGTCAGACCATACAGACGCTGATTTAGAAGAGATGAAGTCTCTTTACAACCAAACGCTCTCCGAATTGGAAGCTCAACTGAACGCGGCGAAAGACGGTCAGGCCGCAACTAAGTCGGCTACGTATCAGGAACCGAAGGCTCAGCCTTACACGCTTCACATTGAGACAGACGGCAGCGGAAACAACACGCAGAGCGAGACGATATCCTTCGACGCCCCTTCGTATTCCTTCTACAAAGCGCAGTCAGGCCGCAAAGGGCAGGTAGACGACGAAGAGCAAACCCCTGCCGATGTACTCACTTGGGGTATAAACGTAAGCTATACCGAAGCCGGGAAGGCAATTCGCAACGAGAAAATCGAACTTTTTTCTCCTGTCAATAAGCAGACCGTCTACGACACGACATTCGCCGGCTTCAGCGGGCTTGCCACAATAGTCAACGAAAACCACGCCGGCTTCGTGTTGGACACCCCTGACACAAAAGGGATAGAGGTGGACTAAATGGAAAAGGCAATCGAATGGGTTAAAAACCACAAGCCGCATACAGCGGCCATCGCAATCGTAGTCGTTGCCGTCATAGCCGTGTCGATTGCCGCAGCATCAGGCGCTTTCACACAGCAAGACAAGACCGCCACCGACGAACAAAAGACCGTCGATGTGACCCTCAGCGTCACGGCCGACCACGGCTGGGACGAGAACTCCACGCCCGCCATCGCCCATATCGAGGGCAACGATGTGGACTTCTACCACGCGGTGACCCCCGATGCCGATGGCAACAAGGGCACTTCCACGGTCGAACTCGCCGAGGGCGACTACACCGTGAGCTTCGTCAGCCCCGTCAACTCCGACGGTTCCGCCTTCGACATCTACGACACGGGCGCTCCCGTCGACATCACCGTCGACACCGACGCGAAGAACGCACCCGCCGTCAACTGCCCTATGGCGCAGATTCCCGCCGACAAGGTCACCGACGACATGCTCGCCGACATCGTCAACAAGACCAAGGACGCCATCAAGAAGGGTGACGAGACCTTGAAGGGCGACGCCGGCACGGGCATCCTCGACAAGCTCGACGGCAACGTCGCCAAGAACCCGAACGCGAGCGACAAGACCAAGCAGGAGGCCACTGACGCCGACAAGGACGTCGATGCCAACGACAAGCCTGCACAGACGACCCCGTCTGCCAAGAACGACAACAACGCCAAGGCCGACAGCAACGCTGGTTCCCAGCCTTCCAACAACGGTTCTTCGAACGCTGGTTCTGCTTCCAGCAAGCCCTCCCAGTCCAGCCAGCCTTCCAAGCCTGCCCACACGCACACTTGGGTGAACCACACGGCCACCCGCAATGTCTGGGTAAGCAACTGGGTCGACGTGCCAGACTACAGTACTCAGCAGGTCGCTGTCGGTACCAAATACATCTTCTCTTACGACGGCTATACCACTACTAGCGACGCCGACGCCGAGTCACACGCTGTAGCACTCATCAAGCAGGGTTTGCCTGATAACTACCGTATGGAAACTGTTTACGAGACCCAGACTGTCCAGACTGGTTCCCACAAGGAAGACCACGGTACCAACAAGACCGAAACCTACGTGGACTACGTGTATTGCAGTTCGTGTGGTGCTCGCCAGTAACGACGGCATCATCACGGCACGTATTGTGTTCGGGCATAGCCCTCACAGACCCGCGCGCGCCCTCCGGTCGCGTGCAGGTGTCCATTTCCCGAACAAGGGGAGCATCCGTTATACGGATGCTCCCCTTTATTTTTACGCGAAAGGCAATAACAGGTCGCGGCGCTGCCGCGAACCATCAAGGGAATCACAAACGAGGCTTGCTATCGTAAACACGACCCAACGAACGCAAGCCAACACGCCCACGCTGGTCGCGCGTAGGCTTCCATTTCATCAAAAAGAGCAGCTACCCCGGCTGCTCTTTTTTGTATCGGTTATCCAAGACGTACGCAACAGGGCGCGTGAGTTTTTGAGAATAAAGGGGTCTAAATGAGATTTTCGGGCGAAAATGAGAATGCTTTTGAGACACGGAAAGCTCACGTTTCGTCACGGTATCCCATAGATGTACACAGCAAGAGAAAAACGGGCCTTGATTCTCAAAATCTCACGTTTTTTCTGACTTTCATTACACGTAACGTCTTTCGTTGAACACTGTGTAATAAGTAGTAATTTTTTTGAGATTATGAGATTAAATATAAGAGAAACGTTTGTTTATCAGGGGAAACACAGAGAGAACGCCCTTTTTCTGTCTCAAA